TGACACCGACCCGCGCGCCGCCGCCATGGCACAAGCGCGCGCCGATGCCGCAAATTATGAACCTACTTTGCCATTATGACGGAAGAATACAAAGACAGACTCCGCGAGGCGAAAGTAGAAGTGACTCGTTTGCTCGACGCTGTAGACCTCGCGGCCTACAATTTGGCAGACACCGACGCACGCCTTGAGGCCTACTGCGCCGAAGTGATCAACAACCCGGACGGGCACAACGTGTTCGAGCAGTTGGGGGTGAAACACTTCTTGAAGATGGTCGACAAGTACGGGCTCTGCAAAGTCGCGGTGCTGCAATTCTTCACGCTCTACGAAGAATTGCACTTCCCCGGCATCGCGGGGTTGCAGAAATACAAGCTCACGCCGGTGCAGGCATTCCAATACGCCTCGATTTATGGATTTTGGGAAGGCACGTGCCGCGTGGTGCGCACGGCGCTGCTCTTCGTTCCGCGTAAATTCAGCAAGACCACGAGCAGCGCTGCCATATCGGTTCACGATGTCTTGTTTGGCGATGCCAACGCGGAGAGCTACATCTGCGCCAACAGTGCCGACCAAGCAAAGAAGTGTTTCAAGGTGGTGCGCCAATGCTTCCTCAAACTCGACCCGAAGTCGCGCTACTATTTGGCCAACGAAACCGAAATCAAGAGCCGCCGCCCCAACCGCCCGGCCTTTGCGCAGTGCTTGACGGCCAACGCCAACACGAAAGACGGACTCAACGCGTCGACCATCATCGTCGACGAGTTCTCTCAAGCGCGCGATGCCGAACTTTTCTACACCCTCACCTCGTCGATGGGGGCACGGCACAACCCGCTCACCGTGATTATCACGACCGCCTCGCCCCTTGTCGATGCGCCGTGCTACGAGATGGTGCAAGGTTGTTGCCGTATGCTGTTGGGCGACTTCGAAGACGACAGCACATTTGCCCACATTTTTATGCCCGATGTCGACGACGACGAAGGCTGCGAGGACACGTGGCGAAAGGTGCACCCCCACATGGGCGTAACGGTTTCGATGGACTTCTACCGCGACGAGTGGGCGAAGGCTTTGCGCAACGGCGCGGAGGCGCTGCTGACCTTTCGCACCAAGCAGCTCAACATCTACGCCGAAGACGAGACGCGTCCGTGGATTAGCGCCACGCTCGCCCGCAAGATGATGCGCCCGCTCGACTTGAGCGTGTTCACACAGCGACCGCCGGCGATGGTGGCCATCGACTTGTCAGAGAGTGACGACTTTTCGGCCGTGTCGATTTGCATTCACAACGCGGCCGACCGCACGATGCACTTTCACACCGATTATTTTTTCCCCCGCGGCGCTCTGCCGGGACACCCCAACGAGGAGATGTACCGCAAGTGGGCGGCCGATGGGCATTTGCACCTAACGGACGGCGAAGTCATCGACTACCGCGCCATCGTGGCTCACATCGTCAGCCTCGCCAAGCGCTTCAACGTCTTAAAAATCGGCTACGACGCTTGGAAGTCGCAGGAGGTGATCAACATGCTCGGAGCAGTCGGCGGCGCCGATGCGCTCAAACCGGTGGCGCAGACGTTCGGCAATTTCACCGCGCCGGTGGAGAGCTTCGAACACTGGGCGAAAGAAGGGCGCATCACCATCAACTCGAACCCGATCAACGCTTTTTGCTTCGGCAATGCCGTGCTGGCTTTCGACAACTTGGAAAACTGCAAGCCGGTCAAGCGCAAACAAACGCGCAAAATCGACGGCGTGATCACGATGCTCATGACGATGCGCCTATTTCTCGACGCGGAACAATAGACGGCCGCCGATTTCGGTACGAAAGACACACAAAATAAAATATAAAGTTTGGCGCACGGCGGTGCATTACGGCACACGGCGGCACACATTGTTACACTTTGTTACAGTAGGGTTTTGGGAGCGTTTAACGCGCTCTCAAAACCCTATTGTCTACGCGCGCGAATCGGACTAATTTCGCCCTGTTGTTTTCATAAAATCCCACCTATTCACTCACTCTATTTTATGAGTTTTTTCGCAAGTGTCCGCAACCTGTTCCGAAGCGCTCCGCCGGCCAAAACATCGGCGAGCCGTTCGGCGGGCACCGGGGGCGTACGTGGTTACGTTCTCGGTGCGAACACTTCGCCGATGTCTATTCCCACGGCGCACCGCTGCGTCGAAGTGATAGCGGGCATCGTGTCTTCTCTCCCCCTGCGGGTGGAGAGTGTGCGCGATGGCTTGTTTGTCTCCACACCGGGCGACCGCCTGTCCTATCTGCTCAACGTGCAACCGTGTCCCTCAATGTCGGCTGCCGACTTTTGGGGCTCGATCATCCGTCTGCTGCTGTTGGAGGGCAACGCCTACGTGGTACCCATGTACAACTCGTTGAACTATGAGGTCGAGTCGCTGGTGCTTTGCAATCGCGGCACGGTGAGCCACGACACGCTCCGCAACGTCTACATGGTGAACGATATGGAAAACGGCCTTTCGGGCACCTATGAGGAAAGTGAGATTTTGCACTTCAAGCACCTCACACTCGACGGCAAAAGAGGTCTTTCGGTGATTTCCTATGCGAGAAACACGCTCGACATTGCCGACAGCGCCGCGGCGGAAACGCTCACACGCTTTGCCGACGGCGGAAACGTCCGCGGCTTTTTGGCCAACGGCACAGCAGGCCGCCCGTTCGCATTGGGCGAATATGATAACGACGAGCTTAGAAACGCCGCGAAGTCGATAGATGAACGCTTTTCGAACGGCGAGAAAATCGTGGAGTTGCCCGGGCAAGTCGATTTTCGACAAGTCACCATGACGTCGGCCGATATGCAGTTTCTCGAAACGCGCAAATTTACGGTTTTCGAGGTCTGTCGTTTCTTCGGCGTGCCGCCCTCTTTCGTCTACAGCGACACGAGCAACAACTACAAGAGCGCAGAGAATGCCTACACCGATTTGATGAACCTCACGCTCAACCCGATTTTGCACAAGTTGGAGTGCGAGCTGCTGCGCAAACTCTATCCCGAGATGGCCGAGCGCCGCCGCATCATCTTCGACCGCCGCGAAATTTACGCTTGCGACCTCGAGAGCCGCGTCCGTTATCAAACGGCCACCATCGCCGCCGGGCTCTACACCGTCAACGAATGGCGCGCCGCAGAAAACAAGCCACCCGTCGAAGGCGGCGACACTCCTTTGGTTTCGGCCAACCTCCGAGACCTTTCGACAACCCCCGAAATGCTGAACGATGGAAAAGACACCCACACCCAAAAAGAGCCCCGAAACGCTGCGACGTGAATGCGTGGTGCGCGAAGGGGTGCACCTCCGAGAAGCCCCCGAAGGGCAAGAGAGCCGAACGATTGAAGGCTACGCCATTTTGTTCAATACGCTCTCCGCGGTGCTGTGGAGCGAAGACGACGGGAAAATCGAGGCGCGCGAAATCATCGCCCCCGAAGCCGTAACCCGCGAACTGCTCGACGCATCGGATATTAAGTTCACGTTGTTCCACGACCGGCAGCTCATTTTGGCGCGTTCCAAGGAGGGGCAGGGCACGTTGTCCTACGACATCGACACGCGGGGCGTGAAGTTCTCTTTTGAAGCGCCCCACACGGCCGACGGCGACAAGGCGGTCGAACTCGTGCGCCGCGGTGATTTGGCCGGGTGTAGTTTCGCCTTTTCTACCTACTACTGGAAGAGTGACTACGTCGACCGCAACGTGAAAACCGAAGCGACGGGAAAACAGTTGATCACCTACACTGTTCGCCAAATGGTCGGAGTCTACGACATGACCCTCGCCGCCGACCCCGCCTATCCCGATACGAGCGTATCACTGCGCGAGCAGTTTGAGCCGGCGCCCGCACCGCCCGTGGACGACACCGCGGAGCAGGAACGAGAACGACAGCTCGAAGAGATGGCACAAGTCCTGAAAAAGCACAAATACTAAACTCAATATACTATGACGCCAAGAAGAACTATCACCGCCCGCGGCATTGAGTTGCGCGAGCGGCGCCGTGAACTCTCCTCGAAGATTGAGGAGATGGCAAACAAACTCCGCGAAGAAAAACGCGCTCGCAACGAAGCAGAAGATGCCGAGTACAATGAACTCGTGCGCGAATTGCAACTGGTGGATATGGAGTCGCGTACTTTGGCACAAGCTTACGAGCCGACCCGCGAAGAACGCTCAGTGAAATTGACGGAGATCGCCCGCGAAAACGTGGAGAATCTCGTCACAACTAAATTCGTGTTGCAACGCGACGCCACGATGTCGACCGATGCCGCCAAGGGCGGACTGGTTCCGCTTATGGTGCAGGACATCGTGAAGCCGCTACGTGAAGCCCTTATTTTCGACAAGGTGGGCATCGACATCAAAACCGGTTTGCATGGCGAGTTCATTTGGCCAATTCACGGAAAGCTCGAGGCGCACATCGCCAGCGAAGATGTGGAACTCGCTACGCAAAAAATCGATTTCAACAAGCTTTCCGCAAGCCCCGAGCGCATCGGCGCATCGACGTCGGCAACGCGTGAGGCTATTTCGCAGTCAGACAATCAAGTCGAATCTATTATTTACGAAGAGTTGCCGGCGGCGGTTGCCGATTTGGTAAATAAAATCATGTTCAGCACGACAAAGGTGGCGAACTCGCAAAAGCTGGTCGGCCCGTTTGTCGGTTTGAAAGCGAAGGCAAAAGAAATCGGCCCCACTCTTGATTTCACTTCGTTCAATGTGGTGAAAGCCGACGTGCTCGCTTCCGGTGTCGAAGGCAAGCACATGGCATGGGTTATGACCCACGCGATGAAGGCCATCTTGGAAGGCACACCGAAAGCCCCCAACTCGCAAAGTATGATTTGCGAGAACGACAAGATTGCAGGCGTACCTGTGTTCTGCACGGAAGTTATCGAGCCGAATTATATCGGCCTTGGCGATTGGGGCTATCAGCCGCTGGGCTTCTTCGATGACTTGACCATCATCATGGATCCCTACACCGATTCTAAAAAGAACCAAGTGAATTTCGTCATCAACGCCCACGCCGCCACCGTGACCCTCCGCGAAGAAGCGTTCAAGCTCGTCAAAGTCAAGAACGCATAATCCTTTCTTTTCTGTTTTCCATGCTTACCGATTTCGACCTATTTCGCAAACACTGTCGCGCCGATGATTTCGACGACGAGACGGAGCTCCTGCGCTTTCTTCTTGAGGCGGCGGAGGAGGCTGTCGTCAAGGCGACGAACCGCAGCGCGGCGGAGCTTGTCGAAATGGGTGGCGGTAAGTTCCCGCACATGCTGCGAATCGCTGTTTATTCGTTGGGCGCGCATTGGTACAACAAGAGAAAAACAATGAACGCCGCCCGAAAATCGGAACACGATACCCCGCCCCGCCCCCGTATTTACGGGGGATTTGAGGGGGCACGGCCTTGCGCGCATACATAGGCGCGCGCGTTGTGCCATTTCGTGTTACCCGCTTGTGTTACCCGCAGCGGCTTTTTAATTCGACACCTTATGCGCACCAATCAAAGCGTAAATATCAGGCGCAAACGCTTGAGGAACGGCACCGAGTCTCTATACCTTGATATATACCGAAACCGCAAAAGAAGTTACCGCTTTTTGGGGCTGTACCTTATACCGGAACGGACGAGGTGGGACAAACAGCGTAATAAAATAACGTGGGAGCAGGCCGAGGCCGAACGAGCGCGCGAAATAATCAACATACAAGCCGAACAGTACGAACACACCCCCACGAGTTTCGCCATAATTCGGCGGTGGAGTCTTGCCACCTATATACGCAAAGTAGCCGAACGCAAAGGGGCGCGGCTTTCCAAAAGCCGACACGACCACTATTTATTTGCGGCAAAACTTGTGGAGGAGTTCGGAGACGTTCAATTAGGGAACGCCACCCGTGAATACTTTACGCGCTTTCTTCGCTTTCTTTCAACTTATCGACACCCGCGGGGCGGCGGACTGTATCACCCCAACACGCAGCGCCTATACATTGCCGTAATTTCGACGGCGTTAAACGAGGCGGTGCGCTTGGGCGTTTTGCCCCGAAATAAAATGCTTGCAGTAGACGCGGACGAGATACCAAAGAAGAAAAAAGGGGCTGTGCAGTTTCTCACGGCCGAAGAGGTCAAAGCCTTAGCCGAAACGATTTGCGAACGAGGAACGATAAAACGCGCCTTTCTCTTTTCGTGCTTTTGCGGCTTACGTATTTCAGATATACGCGCCTTGAAGTGGAAAGACATAAAGGGCGGGTTTGTGCAGGTAGTGCAGCAGAAGACCCGCGACCCTTTGCGCATTCCACTTTCTGAAAATGCG